GGAGAACATCAACAGTTTCTCGAGGAAGTAGAGGGGTAGAGGGAGGGGTTAATTACAGGCGTTAAACAACGCGTGATTCGGTTTCAAGAATCGCGTCGGTTTCACGAATCGGCACGCCGCGGAAAGCGGTCCACCACTCACCCTCAGTCTCTTTAACGGTCAGAGCCAGAGAGGCTTTGTCCAGAGACTGAGTATCGAGAGCCTGAGCAACGGTGCGGTTCATATAGAACACCGGTTTACCCATGCCACGGTTCGGAATACGATGCAGCGCGCGGATCATCAGATTAACGATGTTGGCGGCTGAGCCAGGTACGGACAGGTCGCTCACGTCGATATTCGCGATGCGAACAACGTAGCGCCAGTCGCGCAGCGTCAGGCCAGCATCCCACTTGTAATGGGTGCGATAGCCTTCATAGGGGTTTCCGTTGGCATCAAGCAGCGTCTGCTGGCCTTTGTTTTCCATCTGCAAACCGGCTTTCTGCCCTTTAGGGAAGATGCCGTGAACGGTGTTTTCGCCCCACACCACCAGCCAGATAGAGGTGTTGTCGGTGCCGGTGCCGCCAGCATCGATGATGTTCTGACCATTGCCTGCGGATTTGCTTGAATAGCGCGGCGCCAGGCCCATGAACTGCTGCGGGTTAACGCTGGTATCGCCATAGAAAAGCGTCTGCGCCATTCTCTGGTTCATGCCTTCCAGGAATGCGCGGTCTTCCGACAGACGAAATTCAGCGGTGTTACCGTTCAGATCGGCCAGAGACTTGTCGATTTCGGCGTAGGTTTCTAGCATCCCCATGGTGTCGGTGATCTGAACCGTAGTGGATTTACCCTTCGGCACGCCGGAGTTAATCATGCGCCAGTAGGCATCCGGCAAACCGGTGCGAATAGTGGTGCGGTGGCCGGTAGGAGAGTTACTCTCTACGAACGGCATATCTTCCAGGATGGGGTTGCTCTGGGAGAGAAGCTCGATAATTTTATCGGTCTTCCCGCCGTTATCTACGCGCTTACCCCAGTCCGCCAGCGTCAGCGCATTTAAGCCTTTAACAGCCATGGTTTATTTCCTCTTAGTTGCCATAGAGCACTTCGGCCGCACTACGCTGGCCTTGATTTCCGCCGGTCACCATGTTGTCTTCCGACATGGCTTTACCGACCTGTACGCAGAAACGCACCAGCGCGGGATTATTCCCGAGCCCGGACGCTTCCAGGTATTCTTTCAGCTCGGGAGTGCCGAACTGGTCGATCGCGCGCTGCGCGGCGCTGATGCTCGACGTAAGCTTGTCGCCGCCGATTTCTTTGTCGGACTTAATGGCCTCCTGCCACTCTTCGCCCTGCTTCTGCCAGGCAGCGAGCTGCTGCTGATTAACCAGCGGCAGGATTTTTGAGGCATAAACGTCCACCAGCTTCTGCGCCTGCTCGTTGCTGAGGTTCAGCTCACGCGCGATCGGCTCAAACTCTTTCACTGCTGCGGCATCCAGCTCGACGCCCTCGCCAGCTGTCAGCTCATATTTTTCCGGCGCGCCTTCGGGCTTTTTGGTTTCGTCTTTCTTTTCGCCCGGCTTCTCTTCATCCGTTTTCGGCTGCTGTGCGCCGTCGTCGGTTTTCTGTTCTGCCGGATCCTGAGACTGGCCTTCTGCCTGTGCGCCAGGCTGCTGGTCTGCATTGCCCTGACTCTGATCGGCTGCAGGTGCGCCAGCGGCTTCAGATGGTGCGCCACCGCCACCAGCGCCGCCGTCGGTGGGCATCTCGTTGCAAAGGCGGCGAAATAAGAGACGTTGAAACAGATTCATGGTTACTCCTGTTTGGCGGCCTCGTCGGCCATCGTCAGATACAGATCCGGGCAGTTGGTCATGACGCGCTGAAATAGTGCCAGCGCCATGTTTCTCTGCCCTTCGTTAAATGCAGTTACGTGCGGATCGCCAGCAAAGGTCGTGGCAAATGTCTTGCCCTGCGAGAGAACGCGCCAGATAACGCGGCGACCGGCCTCGGTGCCCATCACGGCTCGGATATCAGCGGCGTCTCGCTCTTCGAGGCGTTTCTGCTGGGCAATTTGCTCGGCTGTCGGCTGGTCTTCGTCGTAGATATCAGTCATTGCGGCTGGCCTCCGGCGGCACCGGCCAGAGCCGTGAGAAGATTCGGGTCGGCGGTTTTGGCTTCGCTCAGGGTTTTAGCGCCCTGCACTGCCGCCATGCCGGTTTGCAGCGCCATAGCCTGCTGTTGCTGCTGTACGCGATCGTTGCGGGTCTGCTGAGCCTGCTCCTGTGGGACGACAACTGTCGGTGATACGCCAGACATGACGGCGTAGTTGTCGATGGCCTGGTCGACATCGAGCTTGTCCAGCGCTTCCGGTTTGGCGTTCGCCAGATTGCCGACGAACCCGACGAAACGCTCAAGGCTGCTGAGGCCAATGGCTTTCTGTGCCTGGGCCATCACGGAGATGTATTCGATGCGCAGCGGCATCCCCTGCATTTCTTCCGGCGGCTCCGGCAGCATGTTCTTGCGGGCCATCATGGAGAAAGCGCGGTCGATCAGAGGGTCAAGAAATTCGTCGTTGAGGCGCTCCAGCACCGGTCCGAGCATCAGCAGCTTCTCTTCTTTCATCTCGATAACCGCTTCCACCGGCATTGAGCGGGTGTTGACGTTCTGGAGCATCATGAAGAGATCGACGAAATAGGCGCTATTGATGAGCTGGCGCGTGTCTTGAATGTCGCCCAGCAGATCGCCCAGGTTTGGGTTAACCATGTAAGCCGGGCGCAGACCTTCGGCCCCCGTCACCTGGTCGACATACGTGATATCGCCAGGCAACAGGGATACGCGTTGGGTTTTCAGGGAAGTAGGGCCAGTCATCGGCGGGTTGGTTTGCTTGTCGATCTGCTGCGCTTTGCGGCGCTGTTCGAGTTGCAGGGCTTTAACCTGGCCCAGCGCAATCATGCCAGGACAGGATGAGCCGTAAACGTCTTCGCCATTCACTTCCCAGCGCGGCGCCATGATGGGGAATTCGTCATAGCCGGATTCACGCAGAACTTTGTCGTTATCGCCGCCGACCTCGAAATATACGGAGCGGAACGCCTTGTTTTTGGCGTTCATCTTTCCTGTTTCACGATTCATGTTTGGGTAGACGGCATGCACCACATCCACCCATTTTTCATAAGTGCCATTCTCAAAGGCGCTTTTTGTGCTGCTGCTGACGTTATTCAGGCCGAACTCACGTACCAACTGGCGCACGGTCATGGCGAATTTGCGGAAGCAGGTGTCGACGCTGAGGCGCGGACTGTTCGCGATGTAGTAGCTGCCAACCGGAAACGGCATCGTGCGGATCACGTCATCATCATCTTCCAGCACAGCCATTGCGCCAGTGGCAAACGTGCCCAGGCTGGAATAGATAAGCGGCAGTGACTGATACAGATTCGACTTGTTGAACATATCGTTCATACGGTTCTGCACTGTCTCCAGCCACAGCTTGACCGGACCGTAATCCATCATTTCCGGGTCTGGTGTCGCCAGCTTGAACCACGGGCGGGCCGGGCTTGTGATGCCCGACATCATGCCGCTCGACAGCGTGCGGTTTGCCATCGTGGCGGTCGGATCAACGATTTTTGTATTGCGCCGGTCACCACGGTTAGCTTCGCTGGTCAGGAAGCGAGAGCCGCGCGGGATAATGAAATCGCTCAGTTCGCGCCAGTGAGGTTCGAAAGTAGTGCGCTCCTGCTCCAGTATGCCAAGCTGCTTCGTCAGTTGCTCTTTCAGGGTTTCGTTCGTCATTGGCATCGACCGGCGCTCCGTTATTGGCCGAGCAGCGTTTTGCCGCTGGTAGACGCCGCAGAGGTGTCGCCCTGTGCGCCAGTCAGCATGGTTGAGCTGCGACCGGCAGCGGCGCGGCGGCGGCGGGTTTCTTCGTCGCGCGCGTCAATCACCGCCTGATCTTGCTCCTGCGGTGCCTGCACGACCGGCGCTGCTTTGGGTACTGATGGAGAGCTGCCCATGCACATTTCCACTACCTCATGATGCCAGTTAAATTATTACCAATTTAACCACATAAGGATTATTTGCTGTAGCGTATTGACATTATCTGCGTTAATTATTACCTTTTTGGTAAACATGATTGCCATGTACAACCCTGAATTGGAGGTTTGTATGTAACGGTTATCGGTGTTTGATTACGGCGTCTGGCACATGCGCCGAAGCGGTCCGGGCGGTCCTTGATTTTGCGCCGTAGCGGGTAGCCGGAATGTGCAAGCCATCTGCACGGACATGGGACTCACCATCCTGGCGGTACGGTGTGGCACCTCGGAAGAGACGAGGATGCAACGATGAGAGCATTTATGGAGCCGCGACAGAGTGTGGCGCCCAATCGGGCTAAGTGATCTCTTCTTTGTGAACAAGATTGAGTTGCCAGGTACATTCGGCCATTAATGTCCGGCTCATCACCGGATACCACCTAAATAGCGGTCGCAAGACGCCGGACGCGTAACCGGCACACAACAGGTAAGAGCATTCAAATGTGATTGCGCTTATGCGGCAAGGTTCGATTCCTTGGAGTGCTCTTTCCGTTGTGGTGAAAGCTGCTATCAGCACGCGGCAAACGCTATCGCTGGGGCACCGGCCACCACAACCATATCACGCCTCAGGACCGTGATATCCCGTAGCAAGCTGTGTGTAGTCGTTGGCGGTGGCAGTTGTGATAGTCCTTACTGACCACCGCCCTTTTTACACCAGGACGCCATCGCGATGGATTCCCGCTGTAACAAGCCAACCCTCATTGCTTCCAGTTAGCCCGCCCCGCGCGGGAATTTTTTTGCCTGGTGACTAGGAATTACCTTAAAGGTAACATGTGCAAAACCACATAACACAGGGCCGTGACATGCTTGATTTTATCCGCGATATCCTCGCCTCTTTCCGCCAGGCGTCTCTTGAAAGGGTCCGAAGCCCCTTCCTGGGAGCCTTCGTCTTTTCCTGGCTTGGCTTTAACTGGCCTATGCTGGCTATTCTTTTTTTCAGTAAGCGAGAAATTGAAAAGCGGCTTGTGTATATCGGTGATAACTTCGGCATTGAAAGCTTTATTATTGGCCCGCTCTGCACATCGGCCTTAATAGCCCTCCTGCTTCCTCAAATAAACAAGCTAGTAACGAGAATACAAGACAAGCCCAATACTGATACAGTAGAGATGAGTCTTGAGTCAAAAATAAAGATTGGCAAAAAACAGCAAGAAATCGCCGAAATTGAAGCGAGGAAAAAACTTGCAGAGAAAAAAGAAGAAAGAAATATCGAGGAAGGAATTCAGCAGATAAAGAAAGAACACGAAAAAGCCCTCCGCGATATCAACCTTGCTCGACAGCAATATAAAGACATATCCTCAAAACTCACTGATGCCGCAAAAACAATTGCGGAGTCTCAGAGTCAACTCTCTGTAGAAAAGGAAGCTAGAGCCAAAACAGAGAAGGAGCTTATTTCAGTAAATGAACGAGTAAAGGTTGCAACTGAAAAATTGATCTCTGCAAATAATGCCAATAATAAAGCAATAGTAGAAATGGAAGGGCTGACTCGCGAAATAAACAACCTGAAAAAACAGATGGAAGAAGTAAGTTCTTATAACAGCCACTTATTAAGCGAACTTAATTTTATAAGTGAAAAAGTCCCTCAATTCGTCAGGCTTGCTAATATAGACGGAAAGATGGAAATAATATTCAACAGGACCAATTATGATAAGGTTCTGGAAGCTTTAAATCTGAATAACATCAATATATTGACAGCGGATGATGATGATTTCATTCTACCTGACGGCACTAAATTTGGCAGCCAGACCATTAAAGAAAGAAATTATAAATCAAAAAAAGACTCTGAATATATCAAAGAAGATAGAAACATAATAATTTCACATCAAAGAGCCAAGCCCCGGAACGAAGAATGATATATTAAGCATACGGGTCGTAGTCACTGATCGTGCGACCCTGTTGCTGGCCGGGCAGATTCATCCGCTTTGAAACCGGGAATGCAAACGTAAGCGCCAGAGCATCGCCGCAGCCTGGCGAGCGGCCGAGGCGCTCTTTGATATCTTCTTTGGGCTCCAGCACAATCTTGCCGTCGACGCGCACCTTATACTCGACCGCCGATAAATCCTCCGCCGTCTCGCGTTCATCCAGCGCGCCGCCCAATTTCAGCCAGGTCTTAACGTTGTTGTACATCTCGCCGCGCTTATTCAGCATCTGCGGGTCAGTTGACTTGCCGCCGAACGGGATCAGCGTCCACGCGCGCCCCCAGCCATCGCCAATAGACTTAAGGCCGGTGCCGTAGCCAAAGTCGATAAACACGGCGTCAGCGCGATACTGGTCCTCAAAGTCGGCGATACGCTTCGCCATAATCAGGTCGTCAGTGGTCTTGCTGCCGCGCCAGAGCAGTTTGCTGTGCAGCCCCTGCCGCAGATAGATAACCGCGTCGTCAGCGCCTGAGTATGCCGGGTCGACGCCGAGAATAACCGGTGCGTGCGCCACCTGCGCCTCGGTGACGATGCGCGTCAGGGCCTCTTCGGTCATGCCGGTCGGGATGAACTGCGTTTCTGACGCGTCCGGGAAGATGCCGCGCACGCGTACTTTGAAGAAGTCGCTATCCTCGCCATAGTCGGCAGCCCACTTCTCGATCTGCGATTTGTTGGTGCCTTCGACAGTGCGGGAGTCGATCTGCTTGCACTTCCAGCGGTGCCGGTATTTGCGGAAGCATTCACGGAATCGCCCGGTGTTTCGCGTCGGGTTACCGAATGCCACCCAGATAATCTCGGTGCCTTCGTCCGTCAGCGCGCCCTCGGCTACCTCCCACACCAGATCCGCGATATTGGATGCTTCATCGAATACCAGGATGATGCGTTTGCCCTTGTTGTGCAGGCCCGCGAATGCCTCGGTGTTGTTCTCGCTCCACGGGATGGCGTCGGCGCGCCAGGCTTTGGTGTGGTTCGGGTCGTTGGAGTAAATTGCGGTGGCGGTGGCCGTGAACCAGTCGCGGGTAATGCTGAGGCGCTGCCACTTTGCGATTTCCGGCCAGGTCTTCGTGCGCAGCTGGTTCTCGGTGTTGGCCGTCACCACGATTTTGCAGTCTTCGCAGGTATCCATGCCCCACTTGATCAGCATTGAGATGAACGCAGATTTGCCGATACCGTGGCCCGATGCGCGGGCAAGCATGAGCGGCTCGAACCGCCCCGCCGGGTCGGCGAGGTGCTGGCCTATCTCGTCGAACGCTTCCGCCTGCCAGTCGCGCGGACCTTCTGAATCTTCCAGCTCGGAGCCTGGCTCGCCCCACGGAAACGCGTAGAGCGCATAACCGAGCGGATCGTGCGTGAAGCTGGCGATATCTTCCACCAGCTGCGACTGGATATCGACGGCATCACTCATCGGCTTTCACCTTTTTCGCGCCCTTCTTGCTGTTAGCGGCGCGCTGGCGGGCTTTCGCCATCTGGTCAGCCAGCGACAGGTTAACGTTGTGCTCATGGACTTCTTTGAACGCGCTAACGTCTACGTGCTTGCCGATGAGCTCAAGGTTTTTCACCTTGTCGGGCCATTTGACTTTTTGCAGGGTGGACTCGATATCGTCCTCTCCATCCTTGCCTGCCATGCGAATCCGGTTGATATCCATCGCGCTGAGAGAGGTGCGCCATACCTTCGGCCAGTCGCGGATCGGCTTGAGGCTTCCGTCGTCATTTAGGATATCCAGCACGTCCATCTGGTCGATTTCCACCAGCCGAATCAGCACATAATCGGCGCTGACGCGCAGGCGCTTGTTGCGCTCTTCCATCAGCTCGGCGATGCGGTCGCGGATACGGTCATCCTTCATCATGCGCATGGCGGCGTTGTCATACGACGAGAACCCGGCGCGCTTTGCTGCCTGACCCTGCGCGTCAGGCGTCTTCACGTATTCCTGGCAGTAGCGCTCCTGCATATCCGTTAACGGTTTAAATTTGGTGGATTTTCGCTTTCCCGCGCCTTCGGCCATGATATCAACCTCAAAACTATTACCATTTTGGTAATACTATCACACAAAAAGAAACCGCCGTAGAGGCGGTTAATTCGTTTGCGGATTGTGTGGCGTGACATGTCACAGCGTTAATTTTAGGTCATGCCACCCACTGGTAACCCAGCACTGCGAATCACCCTGGCACGGGCAACTGTCGACCGGCAGCGTGTCGCCGCACTTACCGCACTGGCGAGCAAGCAGTTCCGCGATTTGCTCCTGCAATCGGGAGTCATCCTGGCGTATCAGCATCGCGATGTACTCGTTCAGCTCATACGGCTCTTTACCCGGGCGGCGAGCGGCGCAGTTACGCGCCACCATGTCGAGCTCCTGCTGGTCCAGCACCAGTTCCAGTTTGCGGCCACCAGCGGCGGCCTGGCGGGCACGCTGCGCTGCTTTGCGCTCTGCTGCGGATTTAGCCATCACCCCTCCTTGCCAGGCGCTGCCGGTAGCGGCATCCAGTGGGTAACCTGCTTGAGGTGAAGGTCATTGCCATCGCCGTCGTCCCACGATGGTTTACCGTCTTCGAGCCAATCCGCGTAAATGCCGACTTGCGTATTCGGGAGGCTTGGCGGGTAATACGCTCCGCTGAAGTCAGCCGCTAAAACGTATTCGCGTTCTGGCAACTGCTCGCTGCACGCTATCCAGCCCTCCGGCAACTTGTAAGGCTGGCTTACAGGTTCAGGCACAACCGGCGCGGGCTTGAAGGGCTTCCTGTCTTTCACCCATGTAACCAGCATCTGGATATAGTCTTGCTGTGAAGCCCACAGCATCTCATCAGACTCCGGCGCTGCGATTCCAGCATTACTTAAAGCTATTCGCAGGCCATCAGGCACAACCGGCGCGGGCGGTGCGGGCGGATAGTTCGCCAGCATCCAGGCGATCACATAATCGGCCTTGAAGCGCTCAACCGGGAAACCTTCGTTCAAGTCGCGGAAGTGGTAAACGACTTTATGCAGATCAGGCACGACTACAGGCTCCGCCCGCTCCCGCAGCGCCGCCAGTGCTACGCGCGCAATTGCTAATTCGGTCTCAAGCCGCCTCCGAACTGAATCAAACGCGCACTCTTTGACCGAAAACTCGAGCCGCTTCACTTTTTCTTCGCACGCTGCCGCCAGCGCTTCTTTGCTGATTTCGCTCACGCTTCACCCCCTGTCTCTGCGTATTGTTCAAACCAAAAAACAACCGGCTTTTCTGTTACCTCGATTAATCCAAATCTTTCTGCCGTTCGGAAATTGACGCTGTATGCGCGGGCGCGCTCAATTTGCAGCGATATTTGCTGCCTGAAAATTTCGAGGGGATATGTCGTTTTTAACAAATTGCACGGCGCGCAAGCCGGGACTAAGTTTTTCAGACAGTCGGCCTCTGGCCTGAAAACATCACCGGTGGATTTCAATTTGAACAGCCCTTTAGCCGCTGATTTCATGCATTGCTCTGATTTGCGAAGCACAGCTTCAACATGATCTGCGTGCCATCCCTTCATTGGCAATTCACACCCGCAGTAAGCACAGCGTCCACCGAATTTTTGCCGCAGCTCTGCGCGCTGTTTTTTCGTGAGTGCCACTTACTCACCCCCTGTCTCAAGATTGATGCCAGCCGCCCTGCGCGGCACGTTGACTTCAATAATTTTGACGCTCGGCTTATACATCTCGATAGCCGTTAGCCAGTCTGCGCCAGTCATGCGTTTTTCTGCGTCACCGTTAGTCCACTGAGCCGGCACGCCGATCGCCCTGAGCGCGATTTCTATTTCCCCGGCAATAGCGGATTTACCGCTGCCAGTAAAACCGCTGACAATTACCAGAACCTCGCCGTTAGCTGGTTTGATTTCACGCGCCTCAAGCTCGCCGACGCGCTTCTCTGCGGCTTCCAGCGCATCTTTCAGCGCTTCATAATCGCTGTAAAAAACAAATTCCCCTTCCGGGTCGTTGTAGGAAATATCCTGACGTCCATATCCGTCTACAGAATGTCGCGGCACCGCTTTCAGTTTTTCTGTGTTCATGCGGCACCGCCTTTACTCATCTGGTATTCAAGCCATGCGTTTATCCAGCCGCACGCCTGCTCAGCCTCATCCGCGGACAGGTTGTCAAAAATCCTGTCAGTTATTTGGGCCTGCGCCGCCATTTGCTCGCACTGCTTCGTTTTTTCGCGCAGCGCCGCGGTGGTCGCATCCAGTTGCGTCGCCATCTTGCTCAGCAGCTTCGCGATATCCAGCAGCGGCTCATTGTCGAGGCACTTCGCCAGCTCATGACCCGCTCTCACTAACTCATTGTTTTCACTGTGCATAATTCACCCGTATTGATTTTTTAATCATCTGACAAATCAGGACTTAAGCATTAATCCGTGTCGTGCGATCAGCAGCGCGTCGGCGATGGCCTGCCCTTTGGCTTTTGCATCCAGCGCGCGGAGTGCCGGGTACAGCTGAATTGCACGGCTCCGCGCCGCGTCTTTGTCGCTGCCGATGAGGCTGGCGGCCTTTTTCCACGCCTGCGGCGTCACAAGCGTGTAGGGGATATACGCCCCCTGAAGAATCCCTTCGGCGATACCTGCTGCATGCCCGAACGTGAACATGCTCGCGGTTCCCTGCCCCGGCAGGGCGCCTACCTGCTCCAGATACGCATGGCTGATGCTCCACGACTGAAGCCAGGCCGCCAGTTGCGCGCCGTTAACCCGCGCCTTGCTGCCGACTTTGATGGTCGGCATGTTCAGGTGCGCCACGTATTCGCCGGTTTCGTCTACTGCCACCAGCGCCCCGCTACAGCCGGGGTCAATCCCGATAATCACGCCCATGATGGTTTCCTTGAGCCTTTACCTTAAAGGTAATACTGATACTTTTACGAATAGATTTCAAGCGATACAGATAAATAAAATTACCATTACGGTAAACATGTCACGCAACAAAAAATCACCCCCTGAATCCGGGAGGGATCTCGTCTTCTGGCTCTGGTATCGCGTTAACGTCTCGCCCGGTCCTGCCGTTAACTCTGGCCCGACTCTGCTGCACGCTTCGCGCCAGCTTCTGCTGCCATTGGGTGTGGTGAAACGCCTTCCCCTCTGCCTGCCAGTAGTCGATGAACGATGCCAACTCCTGGGGGGTAACCTCTTTCGTCAGCTGGATACCCCATAGCGCGGCCTGCTTCCTGAAGTCGCGATCGGGTTTCCAGTCCGGGGATATCGCGAATTTACCCAGCGGTGCAGATCCGCCTGGTGGAACGTAGCCCTCCATCACAAAGTTTCCGGCGCCGGGGTCAGGTTCTTGCGATGTGGTTTTGCCGTGAAAGTTATCCACAGCTGAAAATTCTTCACGCGCTATATGGGGGTTTTCCTTTCCCTGTTCCTTTCCATTCCTTTCCATTCCAGGCGGTAGCTGTACCGTATCACTACCGTACTCATACGGTATAGTGCATAAACCCTTGATTACACTCTTCTTTGCTTTGTTTATGACCTGGTGCTTGAGGAAGTTATTCACAAGCCCGTAGATCTTCCCATCGGCACCTGAAAAAAGGCTGATATAACCCACGCTGGAAAGCTCCTGTAGCAGTACCGGAATACTACCGGATTGATCCCGTATCGGGAAAACAGCAGCCTTAACCAGCTTCGGGTTTGCGTTGAAATAGCCTTCATCGTCGGCGTAATTGAGAAGCCCGATAGCCAGCAGACAGGCTGCTTCTGACACCTCTGACAGATCCTCATCAGTCCAGAACTCTGGCTTAATTGTGCGTATGCGCGCCATTGGCTCCCCCCATGTAAGCACGAATAAATTCAGCAGCGGCTTGCGCGTTTATGGCGTTGCCGTAGCCCTTTAGGCGCCCTCGCCTGTTGAGGCTTGCCATTCTTGCCAGTGCGGGCTCGACTCGTCCCAGGCGCGCGGAAGCCCCATCAACCAACGGGAATGTGCCGGGTTCAACTGGACGCCATTTGCCATCTCGACATAAGAGCCAGTCCGCATCTCGCCAAAAACCGTTAACCTCCAGGGGCCGCAGGTGTAAGCCTGCCTCGGCAGTTGATCCAGCCTGTCTTTGCCATCCCGCTGCGCCGTCATCCCCGGAGTGTCTTTCCAGTCGCGTGACGTTGGAGTCACCCATCCCGCCAAAAGAGGAACCGCCTGGCCCAATGTCAGCCCGAAGCCGTTCCCATTCCCGCAGTTCGCTTTGCAGCGTTCTCGTCGCTCTATAAGGAGTTGCAGGTTTTTCGGCTCGAACTCGTTCGCCGCTGGAGTTGGCCACCCAGTAGGCCCGCTCTCTGATGTGCGGTGCACCGACGCCCGCTGCCGCAAACGGCACAAGCCCGAAGGCGTATCCCACTCCTTCCAGGTCAGCTTGTACAAGGTCGAACCATGTGTTTGCGTTACCACTTGCAACCTGCTCGCCAAAGACATGCTGAGGTCTGCACTCGCTGATGAGGTGGAAGAAGCTCGGCCAAAGGTGCCGCTCGTCAGCAAACCCATCGCCTTTGCCAGCCGCGCTGAAAGGCTGGCACGGGCAGGAACCTGTCCAGACTGGTTTATCGTCAGGCCACCCGGCGAGGCGGAGGGAATGAGACCAGACGCCGATACCGGCGAAGAAATGGCACTGCGTGAATCCTCGCAGATCGTCAGGTGTGACATCTTCAATGCTCCTTTCGTCAACTTCGCCCGGCGCGATATGGCCGGCGGCTATCAGATTGCGCAGCCACTGTGCTGCATACGGATCAATCTCGTTGTAATACGCGGCGGGAATCATGCTGCCTCCCGTGCCTTTCGGGCGGCTTTAAGCTTCTGTGAGCGCGCCTGAGCTGCGCGTTTCGCCCGCTCATTGTTGCACTGCACGCACTCACCGCTGATTGTGTAGCGCTCGCTGTAATGGCCGTGGATGCATTTCCGGCCGGTGTAGAAGCGAGTAAGACCTTTATCCAGAGCTTCCGCCTGGGTGATACGCTCCATTTCGTCGCCCTCTTTGTTATTTATCTTTGGTAATTTTGCCTGAGCACACGAAAAGATCAACCGTAAACGGATAAATATTACCTTTGCGGTATGTGGCGCATAAAAAAGGCCGCCATAAGGCAGCCTCTTTGCGTCTGTGGTGGGATTGTCAGCTGTAGAAGAACTGGACCAGGTCGTTTTTACTGGTCAACCAACCGCGCTGCTTGCACGCCTTAAAAAGCTTTTCCATCCGTGCCTTAGTGGGCGTCTTACGGCGCCCGCAGTAATGCGCAGCGATGTACCCGGCTGTCGTCCCGGCATCCAGAGCGAACGCCTCCCGGCCCGCCTGGTCCAGGCTCAGCCAGTGTTTCTTGAAATCAAATTTCTGCTCGATTGCCATTTTTTTTTCTCACAGTATCTATTTACCTCAAGATTATTACCTTTTGGGTGTAAAAATCAAACATTATTACCTTTTTGGTGCATTTACCTTTTTGGTAATATCTCTTTTAATTTAATAAGTTAACAATCCAAAAAAGAGATAATTTAATAGAAATGAAAAGTATTCATGAGATACGACGAGAAAACTTAAAGGAAATTCTGCGGCGTTATTTCGACGGCAAGCAGATCCGCCTGGCTGAACGGCTGGAGATTCAGCAGAACCTGGTATCTCGCTGGGAGAGCGGCGCGAAGAATATCGGCGATAAAGTCGCCCGCCGCATTGAAGAAGCCGCGCGCGTAGAATCGCACTGGCTGGACGTCGATCACCAGCTGGCTAATATGCTCGAAAACCAGGAAAGCGACACAGGCCCGACGAACACGAGCGAGCTGGCCGCGAGCATTCTCAAAAAGTGGATGGACTCCGCAGGGCTTTCTCAGCAGAAAGTGGCGGCTGCCTCCGGCGTCAGTCAGGCGACAATTAACCGCCTGCTGCGAAACGAGAGCAGCATCTCCGTCAATAACCTCGCAGCGATTGCAGAGTCGTTCGGGCGCCAGGCATATGAGATGATCCTGCCGCCGGAAGCGCCGGGCCTTATCAGTTACGACCACAAACTGTACGCGGCGCTGCCGCAGCAGGAAAAAGACAAGATCCGTACGTTCATTGATTTCGTGATGTCTCAGAACCAGAACGATAAGCAGGCGTAAACGCCGCGTTAGCACAACTACACACAGCCCAAATCCTCAGGAGCCGTTCAGGCCCAAAGACAAATAGTTACCGTTTTGGTAATTTTTACTCTCACTATCTATTGACTATCTTTTAAAACCGGTTCAGTATTACCTTAAAGGTAAACATTGAGGCGGTAAAAACTCTCTGATTACCCATCGCCGGACGCGTTCCGGGTTACCTATAACCAAAAGTATTACCAATTTGGTAAACATTTGAGGTGCGGAAATGCAGTGGAGAATCATAAACGGTTGGCACTGCGTGACGATTTCCGGGCTGATGAGCTGGAAATTCAGAACGCTGCGCGAGGCGGTCGAGTGGGCATTCATAACCAGGGAGGCCCGCAGTGTTGAAAGAGAAATGCGCGCCTGAGGCCACGGTCGACGTGAACGGAAGGCCGTACCGGGTTTACCGCCAGGCAAATGGTTATGAATGGCGTTTCGTATCTGTCGATAAGCCGCGTGAAACCTTCACGATGAACTTTGAACAGATGGTGAAAGCCGGGTTTGAACGACTAACGGGGTACTCACAATGAACCTTCAACAGATTGGAAAGATGGAAAAAATCATCGAGCAAATGTCCGCCGATTACTCCATCTGCAAGCAGGTGGAAGCGCGGCAGGAAGAGCTGGACGCGGCGCTGAGCAACAGCGCGCTGAACAAAGCGATCCGCGAATCCTGGCAGGCTGCCGGCATGCGCAACGAGATCATCACTCATGTGCTTGAAGACGTTGAAGCGACGGAAATCATCGGCGCTCTGCTGCGCGAGCTTTCCGGCGTCGCGGCTCGCTGGGATATGGCTGACCAAATCGATGGCGCGAGGGATGCAGCGTGAAACCTGGCATCTACCGCGACATCCCAAACGAGGCTTACCACGCCGGTGACGGCGTGAGTAAGTCGCAGCTCGACCTGGTGGCAATCAACCCGGCACTCCTGACATGGCAGAAGAATGCGCCGGTCGATACCGAAAAGCTCCAGGCGCTGGATATGGGAACCGCACTGCACTGCCTGCTGCTTGAGCCGGAAGAATTCGACAAGCGCTTCATTGTGGCGCCGCAGTTTAACCGCCGTAGCAATGCCGGAAAGGAGGAAGAGACAGCATTCCTGAACAAGGTTGCCGGAATGGGCATGACGGTCATGAGCGCCGAAGAAGTCCGGAAATTGCAGCTGATGCGCGACAGCGCGTTTGCTCACCCGGCGGCGCGCTGGCTGCTTGAACAGGAAGGCGATTGCGAAGCGTCGCACTACTGGATCGACGAAGAGACCGGCGAGCTATGCCGTATCCGCCCTGATAAGCGCCTGGCGCAGTTCCCCGTCATGGCCGACGTGAAAAAGGTTAGTGACATGTCACGGTTTGCGCGGCACATCGACGAATTCCGCTATCACATGCAGGACGCGATGTATTGCGAGGGGGCAAAGCAGACGACCGGCGAGCCGCACAGCTTCTTTTTTATCGCCGTCAGCGAGTCGATCGACTGTGGCCGCTATCCGGTTCGCGTGTTTGAGCTGGACGCTTACGACAAAGATGAGGGATTTCGCCTGTTCCGGCGCGACCTGAACGCTTATCACCAGTACCGCACCAGCGACGAAGTAGGCGGTATTGAAACCATTAAACGCCCTGAGTGGGCACGCAAACAGGACATGTACGCATGAGCAATGACATCACAGTAACCTCGCAGCCTGGCGCTACCGTTGGCACCGCCGCCGCCATCTTCAATCCTGAAGGCCTGATGCGCCTGCAGCAGTTCGCGCAGGTCATGTCAGAAGGCGCAGTATCCATCCCCCAGCACCTGCGCGGCAAGCCAGCTGACTGCCTGGCAGTAACAATGCAGGCGGCGCAGTGGGGCATGAACCCGTTTGCTGTGGCGCAGAAAACACACGTCGGGGGGGGGGGGGGGGGGGGGGGGGGGGGGGGGGGGGGGGGGGGGGGGGGGTCATCAAGCCTGCTGGCTACGCGTTTGAATTACCGCTGGGATGGCGACTGGTCGAAAGTTAGCGGTAAGACAGACAAATCCCCCAACCTCACCGTAACTGTGTGGGCAACGCTCAAGGGCGAAACCGAACCGCGCGAGCTGACTATCAGCATGGCGCAGGCTGGCGTTCGCAACTCACCAAACTGGGAAGTAGATCCGCGCCAGCAGCTGGCCTACCTCTGCACTAAGCGCTGGGCTCGTCTGCATGCGCCCGATGTGTTGCTTGGCGTTTACACCCCTGACGAGCTGGAAGAGAGCCTCCCGCGCGTTGAGCGCGATATCACGCCGCCGGCCGTCGACGCCCGCAGCGTTAACAGCCTGATCGGCAAGACAGCGCCGCAACAGGACGCGCCAGCGGCTCAGCACCGCCCGCGCAGTGAGCGCACCCCTGACGAGCTGCTGGCTGGATTCACAGAATACGCCGGTAACGCGAGTGACGTAGCCGATCTTGATTCCACCTATGCAGCTGTTGCAAAGCGCCTGGCGAGCCATCAGGAGCATCTCGATAAAGCCACCGACGTTTATTCCTTGCGCCGCGAAGAAATGACCGCAGCGCAGTAATTGAAATCAAACGCGGCGCCAGGCGCGCCGCCACCTGCTAAGAGAGAAAAAAATGAAACGAGCATACGGAAAGAAAGAGCTGTTAGAGGTTGTCCCGCTGTCGATCAGCACTATCGATGCGCTGGAGAAAAAAGGCGAGTTCCCGAAACGCTGGTACATCACCGACAAACGCTGCGCCTGGGATGCTGACGAGATCAGCGAATGGCTCGAAGAGCGTAAGGCAAAAAGCCCGTCGGTGTTCGGGGGAAAAAAGCCTCCGGTTGAGCAGCGAGTTTTCCGCCCGGTGAGCAGCGCTGCATGACGGCCATCACCCGGCACTGGCAAAAATGGTCAGGTCTGTACTGGTACCTGGCCGGTATCGCCGCATGGATGTACCTCATCGCGGCAATTTTCACTCAGGATGGATGGCTCAAATGAAATCGAAAACCCGGCTTGAGCGTTACCACGAAAATTACGTTACCCGCCGCCTGGGCCCGCAGGTGGCAACCTCTCCAGCCGCGCAGGCCATTGAGCAGAGAGCGCTGGAGCTGGAGGCTAAAGGCCTGTTCCGTGTTGCAGCGGGGCTCTGGCTGAAATGCCTGGATGCCGCCGTAGGCGACGTTGAGCGCCAGCGCATCGCTATGCGCCGCGAGCGCTGCATTACGCGCGGTTGCGCGCGCCGGGAGCATTACTGCGGCGTTAATTCTGGACAGATAACAGATATGTGGGGGCTGCTATGAAGAATTCGCACGATGATATTCAGGTCGGTAGCGTCCTGATGATGTACTCACCGGTTCGCCGCGGCTGGATTACCCCCGACGGCAGCGTTATCACCAACCCGTTAAAAGCGCAGCGGATCGCCGAAGCGCTTCACAACCAGATTAAAAAGGCGGCCGCATGACCGGTAAATACACCCTGATTTATGCAGATCCGCCATGGGCATACCGCGACAAAGCGGCCGACGGCGACCGCGGCGCCGGGTTCAAATATCCTGTAATGAGCGTGCAGGATATCTGCCGCCTCCCGGTCTGGGAGTTGGCTGCTGAAAGTTGCCTGCTCGCTATGTGGTGGGTGCCGACGCAGCCAGAAGAAGCATTGAAGGTTGTCGAGGCGTGGGGCTTCCGCCTGATGACCATGAAGGGCTTCACCTGGAACAAATGCGGCAGCCGGCAGGCCGACAAGCTCGTAATGGGAATGGGCCATATGACGCGTGCCAACAGCGAAGACTGCCTGTTTGCCGTGCGCGGCAAGTTACCTGAGCGGATGAATGCCGGGATCATACAGTCCTTCACAGCGCCGCGACTGGCGCACTCGCAGAAGCCGGACTGCGTGCGCGAAAAACTGGTGCAACTGCTGGGTAATGTTCCACGTATTGAACTGTTCGCCCGCCAGTCTTCGCACGGTTTTGACGTGTGGGGCAATCAGTGCGAAGGCCCAGCGGTTCAGTTGCTGCCGGGATGCGCAATCCCGGTAGTTAAATCGGTGGCAGCATGACACGCGCTGATTGTGATCGCTATGAGCGAGAAAGCGTAATTCGCGCGCTGGGTGACTCCCGGCGCGGGCCTGGCGATGACGGTACACAGCGTTTAATTCGTGGCATCGAGCGCCGCCGCGCAGTAGCAGATAAGGCAAAACAGAAGGAAAAAGCATGAGCCAGAAGCACCATATCCACCAGATGCAACAGCGTATTGACCCGGCATTTTTGAAGAAAGCATCGGATGAATATTCCGACCTGCTCATCACTATGTGTCTGTGCATGAAACTGGCGGCCCCGACGCGCGCCAATGTCACGGCATGCGCAAAAGCTCTAAAAAAACGCCTGACAACGTGGCACAGCCAGAAAGAGCTGGACGCCATTGTCAAAGCGTGGGACCCGGTAGGCTATTTCCTGGGGCTGCGGCGCGAAGCAAATGAGGCCGCCGCCAGCTACGGGGATCCGGCTGATACGTTTATTTGAAAGATTGACAGCCTTTCCATCTAACTTTACTGTATATGCATACAGTTATTATTTGGCGATGGGTATGAGTAAAGATGTCGATTACCTCGTGATTTACCGCGGCGAAGAGCATCACAGGATAACGCCTGGTAGATGGGTGCTGATTCAGCGCGCGCGGGAATACGGCGGCGGGTGGTGGCTCGGGCGGGCGTACGACGATGTTTTCATGCTGGAGTTTGAGCACCCCGGCTCCATGTCTGACGGGATCTCATACATCCTCTCCCACAGCAGGATGCAAACTTTCTCGCTGTGGGATGAGGATTTTAAGTTAGAGCCATAACCCGCTACGGCGGGTTATTTTTCCTCCATCCATTTCTCGAACTTTGCCGGAGAAAACGGCACCAGGTCGTAATGATCTCCGGCTCTCCAGTTATCCAGCATATCGGCCCACTGCTGCAACATATACTCTCGCTGGCGTGCATATTCCGCTTTGTTGTAAACCGCCCTCACCCCGCGCTGTTCATGCGCCAGTGCTTTCTCTATCCAGTCTGAGGGGTATCCAGCTTCGTGAAGCAACGTGCTGCCAGTACGGCGCAGATCGTGAATGGTGAAGTGAGATATCTTCTCGCCCGCTTTCGCAGCACGTTCGATGATATTTGGAAGCATGATGTTCAGCGCTGCGTTTGATAGCGGTCTGTCCAAGCGGTATCGGCCAGGCAGCAACAATTCGCTTCCGCAGCTATGGATCTTCATCTCTTTCATCAGTGAAATAGCCTGGCTGGAAAGATAAATCACGTGCGGTCGTGAACCCTTCATGCGCTGTGCCGGTATTGTCCATATCCTGCCATCAAGATTGACCTCATCCCAGTGCGCCAGCAATGCCTCGCTTTTGCGCACCAGCGTTAAAGCAATTAGGCGAACAGCCAGCTTCATAGTTGCCATTGCCGTGGTGCCTTCAAGGGCGCGCAGAAAAATCCCCATTTCTTCCGGAGATAAACTGCGCTCACGGGGCCTGAATGTCGCCAGCGTTTTTGGTTTGATGCCCTGTGCCGGATTAACAAATTGGTGTCCACGATCGTTTGCAAATCGGTATACGCTGTTCACCATTTCCAGAGCTTGTATCGCTGTGGCGTTACCTCCGCGCTCCAGAATGCGGTCACACATTGACCTGACCATTGACGGCGTTATTTCTGCCATTACCTTCCGACCAAGCACTGGAAGAATATCGCGCCGGATGATTGCCTCCTTCATCGCCCTGGTGCTTTCTGCCAGCGTCACATGCTGCATATATTTTTCGATGAACGAGGAAAAGGTTTCAGCGTCTTTGACTAATCGCTTTCCTTCTCTCTTTTGCGAAGCCGGCGATATACCGGCGTTAACCAGCTTCTTTGCCGCAATAAGCTCGTCTCGCGCCTGAGCCAGTGTAATTCCGCCGGCACCGTATTTACCAATAGTGAGTGTTTCACGGCGGCCATTAATCCGGTAATCGTAACGGAAGGAGATAACACCTGTTTTGGTAACGGCAACGTAGAGGCCATCGCGATCAGCAACTTTGTAAAGAGTATCGCGAGGTTTGAGGTTTTTCAGTTTGGTATCTGTGAGCAC